CCAACGAGAGATACTTGGGCAGCAGCAGGCCGCGCAGGACTTAGAACGTGCTAGGGCCAATCGAGCGCAAGCCCTGGTGCAACGCACGGCATCGCAGGCCAACCTACTAGGTCTACAGCAAAGCAACCTGGTGAGCGCCCGAAGAGATGCAGCGCGAGAGAACAGGCTCAATCGCTCCGCAGTCACTGGAGTCTTTTAACCCATGGCTGTATTTCCAGAACACTTGAAAGAGATAGGCGTAAGCGCAAAGTGGCTTGACGGTGATTACCGTGATGACTTGCCGCTATACGCACAACTTACCCCTATGGGCCACCAGAACATAGGACGGTTGGCGCTTAAAGACCCTTGGATATTCCTAGAGTACATCAACTTTAACGGCGGAGTACGGAGCTTCTACCCTATCCACAGAGACTTGTTAACACACCTAACAAGGACTTGGGAGCTGAGAATGGTGTTGATGCCTCGGGGCCACTTTAAGAGTACCGTATGCAGCACCTTGTATGTGTTGTGGCGTATCTACTGTGACCCCAACATCCGCATCATGGTAGGGTGCGCAGGCAAAGAACTGGCCACCGGTTTTGTCCGGCAAATCATGCAGTACTTTGAAGACCCTGAGCTTAACCATTACGTGTGGAACAACCGGCCACACATTGATGGCCCACTGGTGCCGGACATGGACCGGACTGGCTCTACACGGAAGCGGAACGAGTCAACCAAGAACTACGGCTATGAAGACGGCAAGAGTGTGTGGGACACTCAAGCTGATGGCCGCAAGGTTCTGTGGAGGGCCAACGCTATCCAAGTGATGCGCCCAAAGACCATGAAAGAACCCACTGTGTTTGCCTGCTCTGTCGGCGTGGTCATGACCGGGTGGCACTATGACTTAGCCATCTTTGATGACCTGGTGACGTTCCGCAACAGCGACACACCTTTTAAGGCCCAGAAGATTCAGGCATGGGTAGACGACATCACAAGCGTTATTGACCCACGTGGGCTGAACGGTGAGGGATTGGGTGAGGAAACGGTAGTGCTAGGCACCAGGTACTACCCGTGGGACTTGTACGCTCACTATCTTGGCCTAGACCTAGAGACAAAGGAGGAGCGCGAAGAGTACCTAGAGACTGCAGCNGACGCTCCGGTGTACCTCATCAAGAAGGACATCTATGGCAACGGTGTGGACTCCTGCCAGTATGAGCTAGGCATGGAGGAAATAGCGGGGCTGACAGCTGAAGACGGCTACATCTGCCCCAAGCTTATGAACCCCAAGCGGGAACGGAAGCTAAGGCGTAAGCGGCGCTGGTTTGCTTGCCAGTACCTTAATTTGGTGTTAGCCAATGAGGAACAGCTTCTTAACTGGGAGAACGTGAACCACATACACCCCATGGGAATCATCCGCGAGGGTAAGTACATCAAGGTCCGGGTTGGCACGGCCCTAGAAACCAAGGCCACCTATGTCCTGCCTATCATTGTGGTAGACCCGGCGGCATCCCTGTCACAGTCAGCTGACTACGGTGTGGTGTGTTGTGGCGGTGTAGATGAGGATTTGAACTTATATGTGTTCGACGTTAAGTACGGACACTGGACACCCTCCACATTGGCCTCCAGAATTAAAGAGATGATGGAGAAGTGGAGTATCAAGGTAGTTCACATTGAAAGCTCTGGCACACAGGTAGCCATCGTGAACGCTATCAAAGATGAGTGGAAGCGCATGAACTACGTTGCCACCGTCCGGCATGACCAACCGAGGGGTGACAAGAAGCAGCGAATTCTAGAGCGCCTAGAGCCTCTGTTTGAGAGGTCAGCTGTATGGGCTATGACGTGGATGTCGTCTGTACAGGAGCTTAAGGCACAAGTCAACATGTTCCCAGCTACAGGCGCTAGGGATGACTTCCCAGACTGTTTAGAGAAGCTGGTACGGATAGCTAAGCCTGTTCGTGTGTCGGATGTAGAGAAGCGCAAAGCCCGCCAGCGGGTAGGCAGGGGTGCAGTAAACAACGCCAAGGTTAACACAAAATACGGGGGAGTGAGATAAACAAACACAGTGCGATTTTTAAGAGACATAGGTAGCCCACAAAGGCCAGCGCCCCCACTGCCCACACTAGGCGAAAAGATAAACCACTGGTTCCCCTTGGTCTCCCTATTGGCGGCAACTATAGTGTCGTCTGCTGTAGCGTGGACAAACTTGAGTACCAGACTCGCTATTTTGGAGTTACAGCAGAACACAATAACACGGATACTTTACAGACTAGAGGAGGAAAGCAGAGACTATGGCTATGAACGGTATGGAAGTCCTTACAACCGACCTGACAACAGGGAAGGTAGATGAGGCCAAAGTTAAGTTAGAGGGCTTGGGAATGGTGTTGGGCCACAAGTTCGACACGTTCTCTAGAGCGCGGACGGTTAAGGAGGAGGTGTGGTTAGAATCTTGGGCCAACTACCTTGGGTCACCGGAGTCCGTCCACTACCTGCGTAGCCGGGTGGCCCGTATCGTGGGCAACGTGAATTCAGATTGGCGTCACCATGTATCAACCGCCAAGGGCTACGAGATTATTGAGACAGTCAACGCCTACTTGATGGGCGCGTTCTTTCCTAACAGAGACTGGTTTGAAATTATCCCTACGCTACCCGGTATGGCTCCCGTAGCGGGGGATGTAAAGAAGCTTATCATGCAAAAGATGCATGATGCCAAGTTCAAAAGTAAGTGGGAGATGTACACGCGGCAAGCGCTCATCACTGGATTCAGCGCTATCGCCCTACCTTGGCGGCGGAAGACAAAGGACGTAACCAAACGTGTACGGAATGAAACCAAGGACGCTGCAGGGGCCACTGTGGTATCCTACGACCCCATGACCGTGGAGGAGTTAACCTACAACTCTGTGGATATTGAGGTGTTAGACTGCTTTGACGTTTATTTGGACCCTATTGCGGATGCAAACCAGAATGACGCAGACCTGTTCCGGGTGCTCCGGAAGTCTAAGGGCGAGGTTATGCGCTGCATTGACAGCGGTGTATATCCGCACTTGGATAAGGCCATCGTTGCCGCACATGGTCAAGACTTATCTGTTGGTTCCCGAAATAAGAAAAAAGCAGTAGCCCAGTTTGCAGGTATCGACTACGACCCGAAGGACATGGTTGAGTTGCACGAGTTCTGGGGCACTGTTGTGTGTTCAGACCTAGAGTACAACGATGTGGTAATCACTATTCTAGGGAACAACGTAGCGCGAGCAGAAAAGAATCCGTATTGGCGCGGTCGGCCTATCATTGTGGGTACTCCGGTGCCGCTACCTAACCAGGTCTACGGTCTGGGACTACTAGAGCCAGTGCTAGGGATGCTGCAGCAGCTGACCATCCTTACCAACCAGCGCTTGGATAACCAGGAGCTGACGATTGATTCCACTTGGATGATGGTAAACGATGGCGTAACGGACCCGGATGAGGTCTACATGGCACCAGGCCACGTTATCACCGTTGGAGACATGTCTTCTATCCAACCCGTGCCGAAGCCGCACGACTTTCAGGTAACGTACAACGAGAGCACTTTGCTGGAGCAGACCATTGACCAAGCCGTAGGTACCGGGGCATACATCGGTACACAGCAAGGCCGGTCTGGTGAGCGCGTAACGGCTACGGAAATCCAAGCTGTAAGGGACGCCGGTGGCAACCGCTTAAGCTCCTTACATGCTCACATGGAGGACACACAACTACTCCCTCTAGTGGAGAGGGTTGTGTTCTTTATGCAGCAATTTGTGAGCCAAGAAGAGATTCTAAGGGTACAAGGTGCCGACTCACAGAGCTTCGACTACGTGATGGTTGGGCCAGAAGAGATTAACCAACCGTGGAAAGTCTCTGTCATTGGCGCTGACTACATTGTTAACAAGCAGGAATCTCTACAAAAGGTAGTTGATTTTGTAAACCTTACCGCACAGTTTGAGCAGTGGTCATCCCTGGTTAACTGGGAGTCCTTGCTCCGGCTTACTGTTAAGAAGTTCGGCTTTGATAACGATGTAGAGCGTCTCATTATCTCCCAGCTGCCTCCAGAACAAGATGACAGCTATGATGAAAATGAGCCTCCACTGGCAGAGAACAACCCTGTAAGCGAGGCAGCGGCTTTGCGACAGCAGAGCGGCGGACAAGCAGGGGCCGCTAACTTTGCAGCTATGGCAGCAATGCAAGGACCAGGGGCAGCAGCAGGCGCACAAGCAGCGGGCCTCACCGGGGCAGACGCGGCTATGGGTGCTCAGCTAGGGGAAGCAATGTCGGGAGAACCACCACTAGAGTAACAACAAATGACCATTGAAGATAACACAACCAACGCACAGCCACAAGCACAACAGGAAGCTCCGGCACCAGAAGCCTCTGCACCCTCCATCACGTTTGATGACGTTGTCCAATCTGGACTATTGGATGAGTTTAGCAACTACATCCAGAAGCAGAAGCTTGAAGAACAAAAGGCCGTGCTAAAGGACGCTTGGGGTGACGACTTTCAGGCCAAATATGACACTGTGGCATCTTACGTTAAGGACTTGCCACCAGCTGAACAGCAACAGTACAACAACCCTATGGCCGCAATGGGCCTAGCAACCTACTTAGAAAAGCAGGGCTACACACCACCAGGGGTTAAGCAGCAGTCTGAGGCCAAAGTGCCCAACAGTGACGCACCAGGGTTCGATAAAAGCACTGGTCAAGGCGAAGTATCCAAACCAACAGAGTTCTCGTTCAAGCAAATTTACGCTATGAGTGACAAAGAGTACGCAGAGAACAGTGCCGCCATTGACCTAGCTCTGAAAGAAGGGCGGATTAAACCTGAATAAAGGCTAACGCCACAGCTACTATGGAGTGTAGCAAAACACACACACTAATAAAGGACTGATATGGTTGCATTCAACCCCAACAGTCTCGCTACCATATACGGAAACCTGATGGGTTACGCGTACGGGCGAGACAACACTGAAACATTCCAGCTCCCAAAATGGGATATGGAATTGTGGCGTGAAATCGACAAGAACATGCGGATGGCTGAGACCGTGGAGATGGTCCCTGCTAATCTCATCTCGGGTAAGTACTACACTCAACCTAAGATTGGCCGTATGGGCGCACGGGCCAAGATTCCGGGCCAACCTGCGTACTTACAGGCATTCAAGGAAACCGAGTGGACGATGGAATTTCGTCGCCACATGGAATCGTCCTTCTCCCAAGAAGACATTGCGGCCATCTACGCTGATATCAACTATCGGGGTGAGTACATCGCCCAGCTGGCGTACGCTCTGTCCATGGACATCGACCGTTGGCTACTTGGTTTGCGGGTAGTGCCTCAACGTCTTGGCCTGTTTGTGCAAGCCAATGACGGCGCGGATACTCCTGCCAACACATCCCTGAATTATGGGGCGCTGCTGGCCGCCAAGACAATGATGGACCAAGCAGATGTGCCTGATGAGGACAGGATGTGGATGCTCTCCCCATCCCAGCGCAACTCCCTTCTCACTGAAGAGAAGGTCATCAATGGTGACTACAACACGGGTAATGCTGTGATGTCTGGTCAAGTCGGGACGCTGCTAGGCTACCCGCTACTTATCAACAACAACATCACTAAGAACAGCGTGGATGGTCTACGCTTGATTTCTGGTGTTGCTGGTGACGGTACGCGGGAGTACACGACCCATCCTACTCCTGGTTTTGCAGTGTGGGATACGGACGCAGACCCAGATGTGGCTGTCGTTTCTCCATACTACCCCAACAAGAACCTGAATGGCGACCCCAACGGCGCAGGCCAACACACTGAACTGGAAGTATCGGCTACACAGGTAGACTCCCTACCCGCAGGCCAGTACACCGGAATGTTGGTGCGGCGTTCTTGGGCCAAGATGGGGATGGTTTCGCCCATCAAGACAGAGACCGGGCGGGAGACTACCTACCTCGCTGATGTCGTGGTGTCGGACGTTAAGTATGACGCCAAGTGCTACCGGCCTGAGGAAGGTATTGTGCTTATCCACTCCAATGAGCCTGTCTAGTTCGACACTAGACGCACACAAATCCAATACAGGGGCGGGGTCTATATGCCCTGCCCCTTTTTATTTATCAAGGAACCCATGGCAATACAGAGCAACACCACACAGCTGGAGGCCGTTAATGATGTGTTACTGGCCATCGGTGAGCGGCAGGTCCAATCGGTCAGCAACTACCCGGCACAAAAGGCAAAGCAGGCTTTAGAGCAAGCGTTACAGGTTATCGCTAACTCGAATGACTGGCCGTGGCTGACTGAGACTACACCGGCATTGAGCTGGGAGCTGGACACAGCAGAGATACCACCGAACGCTAGACTGCTGAACGTGTCCTATATCGGCGTAGAGCTGCTGAGAATGGAGGCACGACAGTTTGCGCACTACACAGCCCGAGGGGGAATACCACTGTACTACTTCCAAGAAGGGGTGCAAACGGTAAAGGTCTACCCGTACCCTGACACAGAGCAACAGAAGACACAAACACTGTTTACCTACGCTGCATCCATCAACGCACCGGCAGGGGAGAATGACACCTACCCGATACCACAGAACATGATAGACCTCCTACACATTGGAGGATTGACTTACATGGCAGCATCCCACACAGATGACGTGCAGCTGCACCAGGCGTACAGCCGAGACTTTCAGGGGCGCTTAAGGGGCCGGGTGATGCGGCAAACAGGTAAAGGCGTGTCTCGCAATATGTTCCGCAACCGTAACAACAAAGTGAGCTACTGATGGCAACCAGAATATTTTCAGAAGGGCAAGGAGACGATAGAGTCATCCGAGGCCATAACTTAGGCGGACTCAATACTGTAGCCACACCGTTGAATATGGCCAAGTCGGACAGCCCCCGACTGGTCAATTGTTCTATCACCAAAGGGGGGTTAATCCAGAAGCGCAAAGGCACCTACAACATGGGCACCCTGCCTCAAGGTGAAGGGGTAGGCACTACCGGACACACCAGTACGCTGGGCTATGAGTACCTGGTCTCTAAGAGTGGTACAGATGTACTTATTGGTGAAGTGCGTAACAGCAACTACAGCACTTTGATGACTAAAGAAAATGTGTTCACTGCTAGAGCTGAGGAGATAGTCCCCCGGTTTGTACAGCTGCCGGACAATCTGGGCCGCACGGTTATTCTAACAGGCACAAACACCCCAGTACAGGTCAGCTTCCTAGAGCAGCGCTTGGTAGCCAAGGCGGTGGCCACAGAGATAGAGTTTACCTCGGATGCCTACGCTAATGCGTCTGCTTTGAATACGTTGGTGTACCTCAACAATGAGCCTATCGCTGGGCTTGTGTCTGTGGTGGAGAATGCGGTTACTGTAACGATGCCCATGGGCGTATCACTGGCCATAGGAGATACCTTAGATGTGGTGTTCATTACTTGGCAGTGGTGGACAGAAGCCTATGCCTACTTTGGTGACCGCTTCTACGATGTCGTTCCACGCTTTAAGGTGGATGAGTCTGACCGGCACCTAGAAGTACCTGAGAAGCTGAGAGATGGCATACAGAAGACACCGGCACAAACGGGCTACCCTATGCGGGTGAGGGGCACAGCTGCAGAGTTCTACTTCCAACCCTACGTGGAGGGGAACCCCGGACGGTACGCATTCACAGACGGCAGCGCCAGCTACTCGGAGGAGACCGCACCACAAATAACACCCAACTTTATCACCTTTGGGGACCATGACTGGTCTACAGTTGTATGGATAAACGCCACAGCCAGCTCACAAGGGGCTGTACCAGTACATCTCTATCGGCACCGGCCCATCCGGTTTACAGGGAACCAAGGGTGGGACGCTGCTGACGTGGTGGTGTCTCAGGTGTTCAACAAAACAAGCCTGTTGCGTAATACAGTGTCTACCACAGCAGTAGGCTCAGACTACGGGTATGAGTCCATCTTATCTAACGGTCTCACCCCGCAGGGAACTAGCTGCTTTTTTCTATCCCCTGGTCTAGGGCAAGAAGGGCTAGGTTTTCCACTAGACGATATCATTCGCATCCACGTAAAAGGAACAGACTTCATAGGCGCAGGGCAGTCCCCATCTTTTGATATACGAGACGGTGGAGTCTGGCCAGTATACGGGTTCGGTGAGTTCGCTGACTTCTTTCAAGGGATGTTTCCTACAGCTGGTGCATTCATTGGCAATCGTATCGTGCTTGGCGGTGTGCCCACGGACCCGTTACGCCTAATGTTTTCTGCTGTGAGTGATACACACGTACCAGGAGAGTTCTACAACAGCGTCCAGATAGACCCGTTCAACTCTTCATCAGGCGCATTTGACTTTCAGCTGTCTGCATCCTCCGATGACTTTATCATGGGCATGGTGGAGTGGCAGGGTTCTGTATTTGTGTTCACTAAGAACTCCACCTACAGGCTCAAGCCGGGTGAAGGTGGCACCTATCAGGAGCAGTACGTGGGCGAGGTTGGTATGGTACAGCCTACCGCCTATATGAAGTCTAAGGACCGGGTTCTATTTGTAGCTGACACGGGTGTCTGGGAGCTACGGCCATCGGACGGACTATCTGACTCGTACTACTTAGATGAGGTGTCTATCAAGGTCTCAGACCGCTTTGTGGATGCGTTTGATGCGTCTGTTATTGCATTGGACGGGGTGGAAGACAAGCTATACATCACAACCTCTAACACTGAAGCGCTCACATTCCACACCAGAATCGGAGCTTGGGCAGACTTCCGGCTGTATGGGGACTACACCATTAAGGCGCTGGCACCGTATGTAGACCAGGATACTAAGCTACATGGGTTCATGTTTATCGTGGACGATGGTACAGACCTCGTGCTTCTCAAAACGGAGTATGACTACTACACCGACTGGAGCACTACAGAGGAGTCCCCTACATTCCCATCAGAGAGTAACACAACCACAACTGTGGAGGGTGTTAGGTTCTACGAGATGGGTGTCTGGAGCACAATGATAGACCAGGTGGAGGATATCAAGGTCACCTTAGATGGTGATGTGTTGGTGTTCAAGAAGGACTATTACAAGAAGGGGCCATACGTCTACCTGTATGAACGACCTGCAGCAGGGCTGAGCCTCACTGTGGTGCCTAAAAACCCTGATACGCAGGATGGCACGTATGAGGTGGAACACGTGATAGAGGGCACTACAGGCGTGACCTACCTATCTCTATACGCTACGCCAGTATTCACTTGGGGGCAGCTGGCCAACTACAAACGCATGAAGCATTTTATTTTGATGCTGAACAACCAGGTGGATAACGCCGTGTTTGACCTCAGCAACATTGGAGATGCTGAACCAGAAGAGTATGTCGGCACAGACCGGGTGAAGTTTGACGCCAATATTACTTATGTGTTCAACAACGAGCGTGGTGGTGAGACCTCTTACGACCTCTACGGGCTGTATGGTCTGGTGTGGGATTACTCCCTTTTCGACAACAGCGGGACACACATTGACGATGGGGACTACGTGGTCCTCAGAGCGCCTGTACAGGGCATGGGCGTTACGTTTCAAGCGCTATTGTGGAATAGCAGCAGCAGCACGTTTAGCCTAGCGGGTTACGCCATGGACGGCAACCTTAAGGGCAGCAGATATAGACCGGAGTAATAACAAATGGTATTTTCTTTAATTACGGGGGCAATAGGGGCCATCTCTACATTGGGTGGCGCAGTGTCCCGAAGCAAGGCATCGGCCCAAGCAACTGCATCCTTTGAAAAGCAGATAGAACTACGGGCCAAAATGTACGAGCTGGAACGGGAGGCCAACTACAAGGGAGAAATGGCTAGCCTGTTCGCCAACACACGACAAAAAGAACTGTTCAAACAGAACAACTACATGCAACGTGCGCAGATGCGGCTACAGATGGAGGCACAGAAGATGGATGCAGTCCAGTCTGAGCTATCCAATCAGCTGGGTCTGTTTCAAGTCAACCAGTCCATGAGCCAGCAGCGGCAGGCCACACAACAGGAACGAGCTGGGTTGATTAGCACAGCCCAAGAGTCGGTAGGCGCATCCCGAGCAGGCATACAGGAGCTATCCCAGACGGCAGGGCAGGCCAACGCTAACGCTGCCACCATGGGGCAAGCTGGTACTGAGGCCAATCTGGCCATGCAAGACCGGCTCATTGTAGCCCAAGGCTCTGAAGCACAGCAAGGGCAAGGGGACGCCAACCGGGTTATTAGCAGCGCCAACCAGAATGCAGACCTAAACGATACCCTGCTCCGGCTTAACCGGCGGGGCCAGCAAGCAGCGCTTAACACACAATCAGTGATAGGTGCCGCCAACCGAGAAGCCAATCGGGCAATCATTGATGAGAGCAGACTGCAGAAGCGCTTAGAACAACGGGCCACACTGCGAGCTATGCGGTCGGAGCGTATCGCCACCAGGATGCAGGAAAACGCAAAGCGGAGGGGCGCACAGATATCCCTCAAGAATGACACGGCACGGATGAAAGCAATGATGCCATCTAGTGGCGGAGCGCTCGACTTCTTGAGTACAGCAGCACAAGTAGGTGGTCAGATTTACCAAGGGGTATCCGCTTTCCAAGCATCTCGGCCACAGAGCACAGCAGCACCGGCGGCAGCAGCACCAACGTATTCCATTTATAGTGGTGTTAATCTGCCCACGTTCTCTGCGCCAGTAAGCCGGTCGTTCCCTACTACATCCACTGTTCCGGTGGTAGCTCCTACGCTATTCGATGGTCCGGGTAATCTTTCAGCAGGTATTGGGTAAGAAAAAATGCAAAGGCGAATCATAGGAACAGACGACTTAGGCGCACCAGAAGCGCCACCCATTCCCACAGTTAACCCCATCTTGGGGGACTTGAGCGCTGCTGAGGGTGTGTTACAGCGGACAGCTGCCATTGAACAAGAGACATCTGCTATCGAACAGCGCACGGTACAGCGGCAGATAGAAACTACTGCGGCTATCTCCCAAGCTGAGCAACAGAAGCGGCAGGCCGGTGGCGGCGGCATCCAGCAGCTGATGGCAGGTGCTCAAGGCTTGCTTGAAGTATTCGGCCAGATAGAGCAGCGCAAGGCTGAACGGGACCAAGCAAGGCAGGAGGCGCAGTTTGATGAGGGGTACTCCAGTACTCTGATAGAAGCGCAAGAGCAACTCTTTTCTTGGCGTGGTGATATGCGCAACGCCACCGATGAGAATGGGATGTACCAGGTACGGGAGGAAGCTACAGCCTGGTTGCAACAGAACAGGGATAGGTTGCGCCCAGAAGACTTTGTAAAGATAGCCAACCAGATAGAGAGTGGTCTAGAGTATGTCCAGAATCAGGGCTTACAAGACTTAGTTGCGGAACAGCGACGACTCAGTAACGCTGAAAAGGCATCAGTGAGTGAGCAGTTACGCATTGACTTTGTAGGTCAAGGTGCCCTAGTAGACAGGGGCCAGATGTCTGTACAAGAGGTGGTGCAGAACCTGTATAGTGTGGTGTCACAGCTAGACAACTTCACTCCGGCACAGAAGCAGGAGCTGTTAGCTGACCAGCTGGGGAACCTAGCAGCAAGGGCAGAGAACGGTGCAGAGTTTGAGCTAGCCCGCACCATGCAGCTGAACAACACGCGGCGGTTCAACGAGATAAGCGCCACTGCTAGGGACCAGCTAGAACAGGGCTTGATTGGGTACGAGCAGTATCGTAACACCTTGGCAGAAGCCGAGACCATGTTGTCCGGAAACGCCATCTACGACCCAGTGACTGCAGCGGACGCGCTTAACGCCAGCTTAGAAATGGTGCGCCTAGAGGAGGAGGGCCACCGGCTAGCCAACGAGCAGCTGAACCGGCGGATGGGTGTAGAGATAGCTACCCCTAATTTGGTGTTAGGTAGCTTGGCTGTTCAGGTGAAGACCAACCAGATAACTGTTGATGACCTTATCAGCGACCGGCAGCGCTCCATGGTGGAGTCTATCATCAGTACCTTTGAAGACCACCAGGAGGGTATTGAACGGATAGACGCACGGCTACAGACAGTCATCACCAGCAGGGAAGATGCCCAACTAGAAAAGGCACAGCTACAGGCACTGCAGAGAAACAACTTTGGTAGTGACCGAGAGTGGGCCACAGCACTGGTACGAGCAGGCTACTCTGTTGATGACCGAGGGGAGATTACTGCTAAGTATGAACAGGCGTCTCAAGACCTCCGGCAGCTGCAACGGGAGGAACGGACCCTACTAGAACAGCGGAGTCAAGGAGCGGCTACTCTGCGGCAGTACGGCCTACACAACGGCCTCCAAGGGTTCAATGAAATCTGGGAGGCTGAAGGACAAGCCGAAGCTGAAGCTTATCGAGAGCTGCTAGCACAACAACAGGCAAGGGCTACCACAAATTTTCCTACTAGGTCCGTAAACGGAACACCGCCACGGGCCTTGACTACGACAGGCAACGTAAACGCAGGAGTCCACAATCCAGATGGGCGCAACCTTACTGGGTTTGTGGCTCCGTTTGGTCCGGACGTGGCTCCTAGTGATGTGTTCGTTACAGCTTACATTAAGTCTGGGTCACACGGTAACGGTGCAGCGATAGACTTTGCTGTGGCAGGTAACCCTAGCAACGTACCAGTGGCAGCTTTAGCCACGGGTGAAGTGGTTAAGGTGGTGTCCGGGTGTACCGTGGGAGATACAGAGTGTGGCGGTCGATACGGTAATGGTGTGTTTGTCCGGTTACAGAATGGTGCGGAGGTATGGTATAATCACCTTGACCGGGTTGATGTCCAGGTAGGTGACGTTATCAGACAAGGCCACACTCTCGGAACCATGGGGAGTACTGGCCGGTCTTCCGGTCCTCATGTAGATTTAGCGTATAGAAACCCGGATGGAACACAAGGCGATGTTATTAATTTTCTACAAAGCGTGGTGCCAGAAGCTCACGCTAGCGCGTTACGTCCCCCCGTTGCTTCTCTTGGTATGCCTCCTGCCAGCAGCGCGGGGCAGGGAAGCAGTAGCGGAGGGGGGATAGCCCCATCAGGAGCAATCATGTTTGCACCAGGGCTGTACTACCACGATGGGGAAATGGTAGTAGGTGAAAACCCAACGCCATCCTTTGACGCTATGTCACCGCTACCTCCTACGGGCGCAGGCGGAGGCTACCACACCAACGCTATCACGCCCAGTACAGCTAACCCGGTGCGGGGCCAATTAGCCTCTAACTCTCGTAATGACTACACCAACCCTAATCCACCAGGAGCTACCTTTGGATATGAGCAACTGGCCTCTAAGCCTGAGACTGCAGCGGCACTAAACCGGGTGGCCCAGCGACTAGAGATACCTACACAGTGGTTGGTAGATATCGTTGCATTCGAGTCAGGGCATACGTTCTCGCCATCTGTGCCTAACTTTGGTGGTGCCCCAGCTGTAGGATTAATCCAGTTCTATGAAGACCATGGTGACCCTGGACACAAAACCGTTGGAGGTCGTAGATATAGCCTAGCCTCAATTGCTAATATGAGTGTAGAGGAGCAAGCCGAGCTGGTGTATGCGTACCTTGAAGGGTACAACTACCCAACAGTGGAACACCTACACATGTCTATCTGGGGTGGGCACGGCAGAGCCTTTGCAGGTCGCTCTCCACGTGACTTAGCAGATATGTACGCCGAGTATAGTGGAGACTGGGGAGATGGTGACACCAACTGGAGGAACTATCTTTCCAAGCTAGGGTCTGGTGCGGGACGAACCTACAACACTATCTTTACACAGATGGAAGGTGGTCCTAACATCCACACTCAAAGCCAAAGTGGGTGCTCTACTTGCCAAGCACTAGCTGGACAAGGCAACTTTGTAGCTCACACAGCAGCGTAGGCCATGCTCCTCTAAGTTAGTAACACCAATACTAGAGGGGCTATGGCAAACTTAATACAGGACCACAATGAAGATTCCCGATTGGACTTCAATGTGGATATCCCAAACATACAGGGGGGCAGTGCTACACCAGCGCCGTCCCCTTCTCCTATGGCACCAGCTACTACCACCGAGATGGGCGCACTAGATGCACTCAACTCGCTGCCACCGGAGGCACCGGCAGGACCGTTTGACCGTGATGGAACTGGGCGCTTACCTGACCAGGATAGAGAAGGGTTGGCCCCTCTACTGGAACCGACACAACCAGGAGTTGCCGAACTGTACGGTTTGTACAATCCCAATGGGGACATGTACAGCGCTGACCAAAGCTTACACGAAATTTACTCTGCGTTTGGGGACAGCGCACAACGGCAGCTAGACGCCAATACTCAACGGTTCACCGGCCAGCTGGACAACCCTATCCTGTACGATGGGCGAATGTTTGGGTATACCGATACTCCCGCGCCGTTCCCTGACTCAGCCTTTGAAGGTTCACGCCTAGCTGACAGCTTGCGGAGTAGTCCCATAGATGACGCTCTACGCCCTTGGGCCTCTCTAATGGATGTGTCCCCTACCCGCAACGTTACAACCACCTTGGGCGGCCGAGGGGAACCACCCTCTCAAGTAGGCGGACTAGCACGACAGCTTAGGGGTGTGTTAGGTGTTCTGCCTTTGGTGGCGGAGGGTGTCGTAGGTGGCCTAGCTAACTTCCTGCCTGGTGTGGATGACAATGAAGCTGCTGCTATTGGTGACCGGGCCGCAGACATCTACGGAGCTGCCAACCCTATCGGCGCTGCTCGTGCCATCGGCAGGGCTATCCAAGGTGATGCACCACTAGGCTTTGTTGATGAGGACCAGGAGATTGCTGGCGGCCAACTAGACGCAGGACCAGATGCGGAGTTCCAACCATTTCAGGGGCGCTTCGGGTCTTACGGTACTGGCCTAGCTGGTGGCATTATCTACGGTCTGGACCTGGTAGAAAACGTAGTACGTGCTGGTGTCATTGAGCAAAGCGCCAGAACCATAGACGATATCCAGAATGGAAACGTAGGGGAGATTCTTCTCAACGCTACCCCGCTGGGTTTCTTTATGCCGGACGCTGACAACGCTGCTAGGGAAGCTCTCCAAGGTAGGGAGTTTTCTTTTATGGCACCTTCGGAGGATAGCGGCTTCGGATGGACGCCAGTACGAGAAGGGGAGCGAGGCATCCAGCTGCCCAACGGTGAGACTATCGGAGTCACCGGACTAGGGACTGCTGCCGGTTTCTTACTGGACATGATAACCAGCGCTCCAGCTGACGCCGTGGTGGAAGCTGCCCTACGAACAGCTAGACGACAGACAGCAAGAGGGGTTGCAGACGTAGCCCAAGAGACAGCAGAGGAAGCAGTACAAGAGGCCACAGAACGAGCAGCAAGGGGAGCTGTAGCACCAACGGAAGCTGTAACAACACCACCCCAGAGTGCTCTGCCTGCAGGCCCAGAGGCACCAGTAAACCCAGCGCTACCACCGGGGCAACCGGGCGGTCCTTTAGCTGATGTTCCTCCTATACAGCCTGACGTACTCGGTGGTGAGGTTGGACCGGCCAACGCAGTGCCCACACCAGGGCAACAGACGGTAGACGTAAACGCTACCCAAGTATTCGATGAGGTAGGAGCGGGCCAGACGGCTAGGCAGATAGGCCCAGAAGGACCAGGAATACAGCCGGAGGTACTAGGCGGTGAGTTACAGCCACAAGGCGCTAGGGGTGAACTACCGGACATCACAGTGGACGTTGATGCCACAGAAGTTATTGACCCACCACCACAAGGTTCATTTACTGGGGCCAACACACCACAACTAGAGCCTGGTCTAGTACCGATTCAACCGGATGTACTGGGTGGTGAAGTGGTGCGCTCCCCTAGACGGATACAGCTGCAAGAGTTCTATGACACCATTGACGTTGAAGGTACACCAGTACTAGACTTCTTGCAAGGGGTGGACCAGATGCGGACCCCGCGCCTAGCTGTGCCGGAAATCCCTAACCTACCTTCTGCGGCACCAACAGCCAACGCCAACCGCTACCTGCCAGATGCCAACATACCTCAAGCGCTCCAAGGTCGGCAGGCTTTGAGTGACCAGCTTCACGCTACCTTTGAAGCCATGTCCATGAGCATCCAACGGCAGGGTACTGTGCAAGAGATGCGGAACCTAGAGAACCTGCAGCGGGACTTAAGGAACCAGCTAGCACGGCTATACCGGCACCAGTCTCAAGACCTAAACGTGGGCACCTTTGACCAGGGTACACGGTGGGACCGGCTACAGCTGCCAGCGGCGGGAGATACACAATATGTCCCTACTCTAGATGAGCGCCTAGCTGAGCTGCCCGTGGGTAGACCTGAGACGGTAGCAGATACGGAGGACTTCCGGTATCGGTATGAATCGGTGACGCCTGAAGATGTGGAATTCACCAACTTAGACAAGGCCCGTGAGCGCCTAGAGAGAATTGGTGTTAGCCCTGAGATACTGGCTGAAGCTGACGACCTAGCTATCACCAACATGTTCTATGCTACGGCCCCTAACGGCGGGTCTATGGTAGATGAGGTAGTACAGGAACTGAACGCTGGCCGAGTAGAGTTCTACAGACGTGACCCTGAGCTAGACGCGGGAGCACCGGGCGCACCGGAGGTACCAGATACACCGAGAGCACCGGACACACCGGACATACCAGAAACCCCCGAAGTAGAAACTCCGAGGGTGGAAGTTGATATTACTCCGGACACCTTACGCCAACGTTACGGCAAGTTTGCTGAAGCTAAGGCGGAGTTAGGTGTTAAAGCCCGGAGCTGGCAAGCCTTGGCCGACAAGATACAAGCCGACCCTGACCTACGCTTACGGGTTGAACGGGCGC